AACTATTTATATAAATGCTGGCGTTTCTCTATTTTTCCATTTATGTAAATGAATTTTTCCCTCGCGAACATATTTTTGATAACTTGCTATTGAATTATTTTTAATGATATATTGTGGAGGCATTGCAAGTGTAGGCTCTGTAAAACTTTTTTGTTGAATATTATTAGGAACATTAGTATATAACATATCAACAAGACCAATCTGTTCACATTTATGAATTTTTCCATATCTGTAAGTATATTCTTTGCATAATTCTGATAATAATTCAGCTAACCACATATAATTTTCTGAAGATTGTCTTGCCCAAATGACAGAAGGATGGTTTATGTGAGTAGCTTTATATAATATAGCATCTCTATCGTCATCAAGTTTCCAGCGTTTGATTTTACGACCTGAAGATGCATGGACATACTCAACACCATCTAATACGCGATGAGCGGTAGATAGTAACTGACAAGATTCTTTTATTTGAGAAACTACGTGTCTATTTGTATGCCATAGTGCACAAATTGTTGGATTGTGATTAGTATAAAAGATATTCATAAAATTCCTAAAAATTTAAAAGTATAGATATATTATATCTTAAATGTATTTTAAAAACAAGCACTTTTTATGAATGAAAGAATCAAAGCTCCAGAACCTAGGGAAATGTACCAAAGGATAAAATCCAGTGCTAAGAAAAGAGGAATTCCTTTTGATATGACAGTTTATGATTTTTATTTAATAGATTTTCCAATCACATGTCCTATTTTAAATATTCCTTTAAAATGGAATAGAGGAACTCCTCAAGATAATAGTTATAGTTTTGATAGAATTGATTCATCTAAAGGATATGTTCTAGATAATTTAGAAGTTATATCCTTTAGAGCCAATCGAGCAAAAAATAATTTAACTGAAGAAGAATTAAAGAAATTGGGGTTATATTATTCTTAAATCGGTTGATTTGGCCAAACTGTTTCGAGTGGAAATCCTGATTGGAGAGTAATGTCCCTCAATTGTTGTCTATAAACTTTCCATTCATCTTTCTTTTCTTCTGATAATGGAGAATCTAAGCCCTGTGTCCAATCAGAATTAGATAATAATATCTGTCTTTGATTGTATATTGAAAGTTTGCAGTTGTCTGTTGATATTAAAGATTTTATTTCTTCAACATTTTTCACACCAAGAACATTATTTTTTCTTTCATCAACTTTTGAACAATTTTGAAATGATTCTAATACTTGATTTAATCTATCTCCAGTAACAAAATTTTCATTTTCTATCGGCAATATTACTTTAAATGTGTTATTAGTTTCCTCAAATATAATTTCCAATTCCCCATATTCTGGATAATAATTTATTATTTTATATGACATATTTTTCCTTAATTATTTTCTTTAAAATCCCAAGCTTCATCTGATTTTGCCTCAACTCTTCCCCATTTTCCTATTGGGCAATATGAATAGCTCCATCTAATTTTAGCCTCAATAATACACCCACATTCTGAACACATTAACATTTTTTTACTTTGACAATTATCGCATATTACTTTTCTTTCTTTTGCATCTTCTGAGCTTGCGAATAACATTGTTTAAATCATTCCTGTAAATGTATAAGGACCTGTATGGGACAAATTAACCCATGGTGCTCCATATATTGTATAACCATTTTCTTTTGCTAATTTACAAAAATAATAATCTTCTGATAATAGAGTTTTTGTTTTTTCGCAAATACAAGTATTAAAATATTGATATAATAAAAATGTTGGCGCATTAATCGCCAATTGATCTGGAGTTAGTCCATCAAAAAAATATGTATCAACCTTATCCATCAAATTAAGAAATACTTCTTTTTTAATTAACATAAATCCAGTTCCTCCGTGCTCAATATTTAATAATGAATTTTCATCTAAATCCATATTATTTACACCGCATACAAAATCCCCTGTAAAATTTTTCAGATAGTAAGATTCTACATTTTGTTTTACAGCTTCTGAAACCTTTGTCCAATTTATACCTTTTTTTGGATAAATCCCACACATAATGTCTTTATCTATTGTCATCATCGTAACGATATCTTTAGGATCAAACCCGATATCCGAATCAATAAACATTAAGTGGGTTGCATCAGAATCTAAAAATGCTTTTACTATTTGATTCCTTGCTCTTGTTATTAAAGCATCATTTGTGACATAATGATACATCAACTCTAGCCCATTTGTATGAAATATTCCAGGAACTTGCATTAACGAATTAGAATAATTTATATTACACATTCCACCATAAACTGGTGTACCAATCATAACTTTTTTCATATTTTTACCATGCTATTAAAACTGCTCCACCACCTGCGCCTGCGCCTGCACCAGCTCCACCAGCTCCACCAACACCATATCCTGTGCCATTAGACCCACCTGCTCCACCATACCAATTACCTCCACCACCGCCTCCACCGCCAGACGGAGACCCACCTGCTCCACCACCTTTATTGCCACACCCACCTGGACCTCCACCACCACCAGTTGCTGTGTATCCAGCAAAAGAAGAGTTACCACCAGCGCCACCGGAATATCCGCCAGTACAAGTTCCATAATATGGACCACCACCACCGCCTGCCCCAACAGAAACAGCTATGGCTGAGTATGGAGCAACTCCTATTCCAATATTTTGGTATTTTCCACCAGATCCGCCCCCAGACCCTTGGTAACCATCACCACAAAAACATAAAGCACCACCACCACCACCAGCGCCAAAAATTGATGCAACAATATATCCAACACCCCTAGGAACATAAAATGTAAAATTTCCAGGAGACAAATAATTTGCCTGTGTAGTTGCAGTTTTACCAAAAAAATTTGCAAATGATATGGATCCAGAAGATAACCCTGCAAGCGTTCGTACATCATAATCGTTTAATGTTCCAGGAGTTGTAGCAGTTATATGTAATTCTGTATTTATACTAGAAAATGCAATTGCTCCTGATGATTGTAAAGTCATATATATATTCCAATATTAAATTATTTAAGTTATAGTATTTATACTATTTATACCATTTTTGATAGAAAATATCCAAACATAAATGTAATTATTAACGAATTTACAATATATAATAATTCTATAATTATTTTTCTGGTATTACTTATTATCTGCATAATGATTTTAAGTTGTAGATTAAAATTAATGTTGTCAATTATAAATCTTTAAATGTATCATTTAATTTTTGACAAACTAATGCAACTTCTTCTTTGACTGTAAATCCTGGAAGTATTTCTACATCGCATTTAATTGGTTTTTCAAATAAATTATTAGTATTTTGATATATAGAAGTTTCTATTCTATTAACCCATACTGTAAAGTCAGCATCAAATATATCACGTGTTTCTTGAAAAGGTGCAATAAAATCAACAATCACATATTTTGATTCATTCGAGGAACTGTTTGCTAAATCGCGCATTCGTTCGCTTTGACGAATTCGTCCATTATGACTAAAATCCCAATCATTAAATTGTTCTCTTACTGTATCTGCATTAAACCAAAGACATTTTAATTTTTTCTGTAATGCTTTTGCTAATGCAGTTTTACCAGATCCAGGCAACCCCATTATTAATATTTTCATTTTTCAAACCTAATTGAATCAAAACCTTCTAGAAGTTCAGGTTTTTCATAACCATCTTTCATTTGTGATATAACACGTTGAGATATAATTTTACCTTTTCGACTTTTCAATCTTCGATTATGTTCTTTTTCTTGTGGTAAATCAAACACAATAGCTATCTTTAAATAATTGTCAGGGATTTGTTTTAACTTTAAAGCACGAGAAGCTTTATTAATATTTGTTTGATCCCAAACGATATGCTTTTGATCATTTACTGCTGATGCTATTTCTGCATCCATTAGATTTTTAGCAATGTTATAATATTCTGCAAAAACCTCATTATATGTTTTGTTCAAATTTTTAGCATAGTTATCGATATGTTTATCTGTTGATACAATAGCTACTGTAGAATCAAATTTTTGCTTTTCCACCCAAGTAGATTTGCCAGAAGCAGGCAATCCGACCAGCATGTATAATTTGGGCATTATTTTTTTTCCTCGATTAAATTTTTGTTAGTTTCTTCTACATATTGATCAAGTTTATTATTAACAATTTTTGTTAACTTGTTAACAATTTCACCAGATTTTGATATGGTATTATTAAATTGTTCACTTTTTACTACATTTTCTGCAAGATAACCGCCAACCATTAAATATGAAGTTTTTTCTGTAGGTATAATAGTAGAAATACCGATAGATATAACAAATATAATCACATCAATCTTTAGAATTTTTTTAATAGTTTATCAAAAAAACCTAAAATAACTAAACAACATATACTTATAATTTCAAAAGCATGAGCTATTCTATTAATATTAGAGAAAACAGTAATTGCATAAATCAATAAAGCTAAGTTTATTTTAGATCATCCCCTAAAAAATCGTCATTAACATCACCTAAAAATTGGTCGATGTATTCTAATCCTTCTAACAAATCTTCTTCAGAAATTTTAGGAAAAATTGTTTTCATTACGGAAAGATTAAATTGTTCTAATTGGTCAAATGTAAAATCTGAACAATCATCACTAACATGCCATAGTGATAATATTTGATTTTCTTTAGTTTCTCCAGAATTTGAATTCCAAAACGTGTACCAATTACTATTACTCCAGCGCGAATATGACACAATCATTCTCCATTAAATTTAAACTCAAATATATTATACTATATCTTCAACTATTTCGTCAAGCATTATATTAATCATTTGGTGTCGTAGTTGGTTTAAAACATCGTTAGAGTAAATGAAAGGAATTTGTTGATAATTATCAGGACATCTTTCAACATTTCTTCTAATGCATTCTTGTTCGTAGGAATTTGCAAATTTTGGATTTAACCAGAAATTATAATGTTCGGTGGTATGATCAAATAATTCTATAAGGTAAACTTCTCTAGAATCGGTATCAAAATATATTTGGACATCAAATTCCGAATAATCTTGAAAATCTAAAATATAACAATTTTTACCAAAACAACTCCAGCAAAATTTTGCACCACTAGAAATCCTATAATCAATTATTTCTAAAGCTTCTTGTACTTTCACGAAAATATCTCAATAATATATGTAATCAATGCGTTATATTGAACGAATAAATTATTATACCAATCTAAAATTGCGCTAAAAATTCTACAAAACATCATTTTTAATAATAACATTACTATAACAAATAGTACAAATGTTTCTTCATCTTGATTCATTATGCGCATTTTTTATCGTAAATACGTTCGCCCATATAATATGTTTTTGTTGTAATACAACCATCTTTAGTGACAAAAACTTCTGGTTGGTTTTTTGGAATTGAATTTGCAATTACTACAGCATAGGTATAAAACACACTACCAATTAATACAACCATAACAAATAAACAAACCAATGAAATAGATTTTAACAAATTACTTCTCTCTTAAATGTTGATAAATCGCTATTAGAATAATCATAAAAATTTAGCGAAATTGTAGAATACCCTTCATTAATTTTAACTTCGATAACTGGAGCAACATCATCAAAATATGCAGAAATTCTGTTGAAGTTCTTTTGATTTTTAGTTAATTTTTCAGCTTTCTTTTTAGAAGATCTAACATTTCCGAATTCCGGATTAACCCATGTTAGTTTATTTGGATCATTTGATAAATCAAGGATATTTCCAGTAGAATCAACAACATAATCGCCATTAGGAGGACTCCAAGATTTCTTTTCTAACTCTACCAATTCTTCTTTTAAAGAAGATAAAAGAGTTGTTTTTTCTTTAATAAGTTCTTGTGTTTCTTGTATCTTTTTATTTAATTCTTCAAATTTTTCCATTAAAACTCCAAATATATTGGATGCGTTTCACCAGAACTATTGCTATTAAAATCAACCCAAAGAGATTTTCTTGACATACAAAATCCAACTTCTAATTCTGAATAAATTTTTGGATCAAGAATTAATATGACATCATCATATAATTGTTGAAGAACTTCTTTTGTTAATTCTAAACCAAAATATCTTGTGATGATAATTGTTTCTATCTTATTTATTGTATCAATGTCATTCGTTATTGAATGGCTTGTTTCAATTTTCATTTTACAAAATAAAGAATACTTAATATAACAATTATAATAGCTTCAAGAAATGAAAATACTAGGCAAGCTATAATTCTGTCAGCTAATTGTCTAATTGTGTCAAATAATTCTTCTTTTGTATTTGTATAAACTGTATGCAATTCCCTATATTGCTGTTTTAGAGAATCTACTCTATTTTCATGATCTTCACATTTAACCCACTTTCCATCGTTAGATTGTTCCATTGGACCAAAATATCCAAAACCTTGTGTATACCGTTTAATCATTTTTATCTCCAAAATATTCTGTAATTATTTTTCTACAAATATCTATGCCATGTTGTCTACCAACTCTATAATGCTCTGCCTTAGAATACATAGGATCTAAAACAAAATCTGATTCATGAACAGGTTTTTTTGCAATGTTATATTCGGTTTCTATTAACTCTAGACATTTGGAAATAATATCATCAGAATATTCTTTAATTTTTTCTGCTCTTGGACATGGAACATATAATGTTTGTACTACAGAATCAAATTCTTCAAGAACGCCATGCCACAATGCCATATCTAAAAGATTTTCATTTATTTCTGATTTTTTCATACAACCACATTAAATTGTTTTAATTCATTTTCCAATCGATCATGGAAAGATTTTTCGCCATCGTCTCCAGATAATAACCAATCAATTCTTTGTGCATATACTTCTGCCAATCTTAAAATATCAACTGCCATTTTGAATTGATATATAGTTTCATCAGAATAATCTCTGCCTCGTTTATCGCCATACTCATCAATTTCTTCTGATTTATTGTGGTAAATAAAATCTTCAATTGAATCTGCTATTTGACCAATTTTATATTGGTCATAATCAAATTGCCCGCCAGACATTATTTTTCCTCCAAATAGCATTTGCGCATTATATAATAATGTTCAACAACAAGAACGATTATACCTGCCATTACAAATAAAATCAACCATTGGTCAACGAAACAAAACATAGAAACTACTAATATAAATAACACAACATCAAGAATACCAACAAAAAACTTTTTCACAATTTTCTCCAAAAATTTAAAATATAAATTATTATACCTTAATCATATTAAAATAACAAGCACTTTTTATCTATTTCTTAATCTATTTAACATTGCTTTATTGTCTTCTTCTTCTAGAAGAGAGTAAAGTATTTTTGTTGAAATTTCTATAAATTCTTCCATCTCTGTTTCTGATAACAAAGTTACTTTTTGAATTGTATACAATTCGTGATACCGTTTAATTAAAACATCATGAACATTCATATTCTAAAACCCCATCGTTATAATTTTTTTTAGTTTCTGGTTCTGGATGTTTTGCAATTTTCCAGTTAGAAAATGCATCATCATGTAAATTTAAAGGTGTTATTGGATTCTTGCGAAGATAATCTATTTTCGCACAATAATCCTCGCAAGCTTTTCCGCGAATGAAATAATTTTTTTGCATAATGTCTCCTAGTTAAAGGAGTATATATTAATCCCAATTATATTCTTTTTCAAAATAGGAAAACATTTCTTCTTCCGTGTATATTTCGTAGTTTCTTTCTGCATCTACTCCTCGTACAATAACAAAAGGAGTCATATCTTCATAGAGAAAATAATCAATATCATCAAGCAAAATTTTGTCTGTAAATAATGCTGACATCAAAGCATTAACTTCAACATAATACGATTCAATATATTCGTTATCAAAAAATGCATCTCGAATAGAACTAGGAACAGATTTAATAAAGGTATCTCTATTTTCTTTTTCTCGCAATAGAGTTGAAAAAAGATCTTTAAATGTATCAAATTTCAAAATTTTGCTCCAAAAAATAAATCTGCTACAATTAATAACAAAGCAAAAATTATAGTTGCGGATATATATTGGATCTTTTCTAATCTTACTTTTAATTCGTTTATGTCATTCTGTAGAGCAATAATAAAACGATCTTTATCTAGAAAATTCATATTTAAATCCAATTTAAAATTGAAATTCCAACAATCAAAAATAAAACTGCTGATAATCCAGCAATAATATTTTGTTGCTTAGATAGCTGATCTTCGTATTCTGCTCTGATTTTATCATCGCTACAACACGATGATTCCCATTTACGCTCTGCTGATTTATTAGCATCCAGTAAAGCCAGAGAATAGGACTCAAACGTAACCCAATGCCCAAATTCGTTTAATTCCATTTCTGGAATACCATTTTTACCATTCCACCGTTGTATTTTCATCTTTAATACCTTAATGTAATATCTTCAAAAAAATCTGCAGAAGAAATTTTTAATTTTTTGCAAGTAAATTCTTCTTTGGAATAATATTCTAGAAATAGGAGGAACTCGCGCATATGAGCTTCGTCTAATTTCACTTGTTGTGCTAATATAACATTATCTCGATGAAAAACCCAGCTAGGTAATTGTGGTGCTGATTCATCTAAAATAATATGTTTACTGATTTCTAATATCATTGTTATTTCCTATTACCATGAACTTCTATAACTAAATTCCCATATATAACCTTCACCTGATTGATTTATTAAATACATTAATCTATCTCTGGTTCTTTTTAATGAGTCGATAAAATAGTCATCAATTTCTGTAGAACCAAAAAAGAATCCACTAGTTGGGGGTAATAATTCAGGAATTTTTTTTGGTTTCTTAATACATGTTTTTATAACCTTTAAAAGTTCCTGTAACTTTTCTATAGGAACATCGTATTCTCTACAATCATCTATACCGTATTGAACATTTTTCACAAACCAATTATGTATCGCGTTCGCCTTTCTCCAATACATTGCCTCAGTAACTATATATTGAAGATTCCCCATCCCATCCCGAATATCTTTTGTTATTTCTTGAAGTTGTTTACTTACTTCTTTTGTATCTTCACTATATTCCGAAACATATCGTTTCGCATGTAAATATGAATCTAAACCCATCACACACCTCCCATAATCTATCCTAAAAAAACAAAATGATTACATCTTCCAGCAAAAATTTGATAAAGTTTATATTTGTCATTATCTGTAATATAAGATGCATTATCTACCCATATAATATCAAAATCTGATCTTCCTCTAAGTTTAAGATCATCAGGACGTATATCTCCAATACTAAAAGCTGTTGGTGTTCTATAGGAAGGATTAAAAAAATTTAATTTTGATTGTAAATCTCTAGCCAGATTTGACTTAGTTGATATTACAATATCATTCTTACCAGCATTTCTAGCAATCAACATTGTTTTACCACACTGTCTTCCTGGATTATATTCTACAGTTTGATACTCACACGAAAAGTGTATTTCTGATAAGTAACTTTTAGCAGAAACCATTCGTTCTTGGGTTAGTATATTAAGTTTAATCATACTTGAAACAATATCATGTAACATATTAGGTATTTCGTTTCTCATTATATTTCCTTTTTATAAATTACAAACGTATTCAGTTATTGTGTGTTGTTTTCTTCCTTGCCCTTTAATTTCTTCTCTAAACTCGCCTGTTGATAATGAACCCAAGTTAGATAAACTTAGTTCTAATTGTTTAGAATGGAAACAAGCATTTTGATAATTTTTAGTTTCTATATCATATTCAAATTGGTCATTAGTTCTATAAATTGATCTAATTTCAAGTTCTGCCATTGAGTCTGCATATACAGAGTTAACAAATAATAATATCATAACAAATAATAGTTTATTCACAATAAATTCCTCTAAATTTTAATTTTTTCCATTCTATATAAATTAATTTCTGCTAATATTTTGTTAGTTTCTGCAATAGAAGTATATGAACCATGATCCCATTCTAAATCATATTCGTAAATCTGATTCCTTGATGTTTTATCTTTTGAATCGAGTGCAATCAAACGATTGGGTTCATCAACAATAAAGTCAAATTCATTAGGATAATAGTCTTCGTTATTATCCCATTTGATCATGTATTTGCCAGTATCATAATGGGCTTTTACTTTCTTTGCCCATTTCAATACATTGTTCCATCTAGCTTCGTATACGTTCATCTAATATCTCACAAATCTTGCAAAAACTTATAGAATTCATCAGCAAGTGCCTGTTCACCTTTCCACTCTAAAAAGTCATGAATACAACTACCAGTCATATAGTTTTGAGGACCATACCATTCATCCGCGTCTGGATTAACAGTTTTTATGAATTTCTTCAAATCGTTTAAATTGATTGTTGTATTCATTTTATCTCCACGTTTAAATATCTTGTTCAATAGAGGGTTACAGAACATATTCTCTACCATCCTTACACAAATATGTAGTTTTTGCAGGAATTTCTGTGAAACTTCCACCAAGGTTTGGGTTATATATTAATATTGATTCGGTTTTATCGATTACTGCACATTCATTATCTAATATAAACCTTTCTTTGTCTTTGATTTGAAGCCATGCCCCATACACGATTCCCAACATGATAATAGCAGCAGTTGCCCAAAAATATTTCTCTTTCATTTTAAATCTCTTTCAATTAAGTATAAGTTATTATAACTATTATAGGAATATATGTCAAGCACTTTTAAATGAAAAATGGGAGCCGAAGCTCCCATCTATAACTTGTTCTGTTGCCAAGTAAGTCAAACTCCGACAGTCTCTGTTTTTACGCAGCTAAAGTCAAATTGAAGTATTCGTCATTTGCAGATACTTAGTTTATGCCGATTAGGTCGGTCATCTTACCTGTTGCCTTCTCCACTATTTCACCCTGTCGAAACCTGTCATCCCCATCAGAAACACAATAAGCCTCCGGACTCAAACCAGCTTGGTTTAAAGGATGTGCCTCACTCATTGTGTTTTTGGTGGAGATGTCGACATATGATAGTCGAGTCCAGAATGCCTTCGCTTTAAAGGAATTACAACAATAAAATGTATACTGTTACATTAACTAGGATTGCGTCGCAAGAGTTACCGCCAGTCAGGGTGCTCAATACACATTTTATTGTTGTAAACGTATTACTCAATGTGAAATTTAAAAATGTATAAATAAGTTGTAGTTCACGAGATTGCAGTCTCCAACTACTCTAATCATTCTACTATTAATTACAGGAATCAATATGACCAGCATAGATATTTATACCCCAATTGCCCCTACATATCTCTATATCAAACAACACTCAGTTACTGGTCTAAAATACTTAGGCAAAACAACTAGAGATCCATATAAGTATAAGGGGTCAGGTTCATATTGGTCAAATCATATTAAAAAACATGGTAAAGAGCATATAGTCACCTTATGGGTATCTGAGTTATATTATGATACATCTATTGTTTACTATGCCTTGCAACTATCAAAAGAATATAATATAGTTGAATCATCTGAATGGGCAAATTTAATACCTGAAGACGGTTTATATGGTGGATCAGTAAAAGGGAGAGTATCACCCAATAAAGGTAAAAATTTTTCTGAAGAAACTAAACAAAAAATGTCTGATTCTAAAAAAGGTAAACCTCGCACTGATGAAACTAAACAAAAAATATCAAAATCAAATAAAGGTAAAAAATGTTCTGATGAAACTAAACAAAAAATATCAAATGCTAAAAAAGGAAGATCCTCGGGTAGAATTTGTTCTGATGAAACTAAACAAAAAATATCAAATGCTAAAAAGGGAATACCTTCAAATAATATTTATTCTGATGAAACTAAACAAAAAATGTCAGATGCGCAAAAGGGAAGAGTTCACTCTAGCGAAACTAAACAAAAAATGTCAGAATCCAGAAAAGGTAGAATAATTTCCAATGAAACTAGAAAAAAATTATCCGAAACTAATAAAAATAAACCCAAATCAAAAACTATATGTCCTCATTGCAGTAAAATAGGTAGTATTAGTAATATGATTCGGTGGCATTTTGATAATTGCAAACTTAAAATATAAATAATATTTAAAAATACATTTAGCGGTAAGAGTGAGTCGTACCAAACCACCAATCAATTCAACATTTCTGTGTAATTCTCTCACTGCCCTTTCGGGTAAATGTATTAATTCTATTTAGTATTCATCAACGGAATGCCCAACCAATTTATCTAATTTAAATTGAATTTGTTCAGCATTTTTCTCCGCTGTTACAGCCCAATAATTTGCTGCAGAAGCTCTTGTAGCAGCATCTAAGGCAGTTAATTTAGCTTCTAATGCAGTAGTTTGGAGAGCCACCACAGGAGTTTTTAATTCATCAACTTGACTTTGTAATGATGCTACATCTTTAGTTGATGCACAAGCTGTTAAATAAATTAAAAATACTGCTAATACTAATTTTTTCATTTATGATTTCCTATATTAAAAACTTTATTTATTCAAAAATTTTATCCGCACAGTAATCTAGTATCATTTACAGATACGTTATGTTCTAATGCTTTTGTAGTGCATTCCAATTTACTATGCTCTTCATAGACAATTGCTCCAATAAAAATACCTACAATAATAACCATAAAAATCCCACCAATCAAAGTATCTTTATCCATGTTTACTCACAGTAAAAGTTAATTTCAATATCAGGATTCATGTGTTTCAAATCCTGCGTTATTTTAGCACCAAGTGCCTGACACAAAGGTACTTTTAGATTCGGCACAATAATAGAATCTACGTTATGATTATACAGCGACTTCAGACTATAGATCAATACTAATGTTACCATTTTATCCATCCCTTTGGTTTTTCTGGTTTAACCATCTGATTAACATATTCGATACCATTCATACCATCAACAGTAATTGTCACCTTGGCATAATGTAGATCCATATCATGATCAGGGTGGAATTTATCTTTATGATATTCAGGATCATGAAATATATCCCAAAGTTCTTGAAACTCTTCTTTAGTCAAATCAATAGAGTTCAATAACATCCATTCTTTCTGCGCCAGAGTATTTAACTCGGCGAGTAATGGTGAATCAAATACTTTTTTATATATCGGAGTCATGTTAACTCTCCAATATAGATTTAAGGTCAGAGATTATTTGTGTATCAGATACAACAAATAGGTTTACATTATCCAAATAGAACCTAATATCAGAAATGATTGCTAGTAACTGTACATTCAATAATATTGATTGTTCATGGTTAAGATCAACATTAACCTCATCTCTTGTCAAAGAGTTAAGATCATCGTCTAATAAAAACTTATTAATTATTTCATTCATTTTAAGTCAGCCACACTTTCGTAAAAACAATTCATTAAAAAATGGTATAAGTCTAACGGATTATCTTCGGTAAACTCATTTTCTACTGATTCTCTAATTAGCATATAGAGTTCAATAATGTGTAAATGATGCCAAGGTCCTTGTTTTACTTGCTTTTTGAATATTCGTTTTAAGAACCACCTTTCAAATCTATTCATTATTTAATCCTCAAAATGGAATACAATCTGGGTCACCACAAAGATAAGGTTGATACCCACCAACATATTGTACATTTTCTTGTGTTTTACATACACTACATCTTGGTTTATTCCATTCCTGATATGCCTCTTCAAATAATTCAGGTTCGGCAATTACAGACCAATGACCAGAACAATCCGAACTATAGGATAATTCTTCCCATACTACATCAGTAAATCTTCTAAACTTTGATGATTTAAACTCTGGATCATCAAATTCAATTTCTTCATATACTCGTTTTCCAACGCTTGATATTTTCATTATTCAATTCCAAAATAGTCTTTAACCCTAAGATCAATAGTATCCGCTAAGTAATCATCCAAAGCATACTGTACTTCATCACGAACTACTTCTAATGTTTCCTTAATAATCAACTCAGCAAACTCCTGTAGGACTGGGCCAAGTGATTCAAGAGGTGTCTTGTTGGCCGCGATATTTTTTCGTGCTTGCATATAAATTTTTGCAACTAACTCGTTCATTCTTCAACTCCAATCAATTAAATTCAATCCAACCAGTCATAATATACTTAGATCCAGATAAAGGAGGATTCCCTCTATGTGTCCAAGGATAATTTGGCGGAAATATAAGCAATTTTCCCATTTTAGGTTTAATTCTTTTAGAAAGATATAAAAATTCTGTTTCACCACCATCCTCAATATCATTTAAATATAAAAGATATACACCTATTCTATTAGAAGCGATCCTGCTTGTATCTTCACAATGCCAAGAATGATACCCTTGAGTTGGTTCTGTTTTTTGTATTTTATATTCAAAAATTGTACGATTACCATACGATGACAAAGTGCTATATTTTTTTGAATAATCTTTGTAGCAAAAATTCCAAAATGTATTATTAAATTCTTTTAAAGAATCTCCAAGATAATCAATTGAAAATGCAATTTCTTTTGTTGATTGTTCTGTTAAATAAATTGCTGAATCTGATCTTAGAGATTCTTCATTATTTCTATAAAATACCCTATTATTATCTGAACACCATTTAAATGTATTGATTAAATTTTTACAAAATTGTTCTGAGAAAAAATTATCATATATTCCAATAAAATTATCATATTCTACATTTTGCATTAGTTAATTCCCTTGTCAATTCATCAATTTTTTCTTGTAAACCATATTCACGGTCTAAAAGTATCTCAATTTCTTCTTCTAATTCTTCAATTGAACACGCATAATTATATTTGCAATCATTAAGATCTTTTATATCATCTAACAATTCATAAATTTTGTTTACCAATTGTTCAGGAAAATCTCCAAAATGAAGCATTTCTTCTAAACTAAAATTGCTTGGAAATTGTTCCATGTCATTTCTCTCAATTAATTAAGTATAAGCTATTATAACCGATTAAGATTTAAAGATCAAGCACTTTTTTTATAAATTATTTCATAATTTTTATATCTTTTCGGCAATTCATCCCTATACCTTTAGGTTTAGGGATGAATTGCCGTTCAATTTCCTTGGTTTTCAATATAATTTTTGATTGTTTCTTCTGACGCATTTCCAATACTACAACAAAAATATCCTGATGACCATAAAATATTATTATACCAATAATCTCGTCTTAAGTCAACCCCAAATTTTTGCCAAACATGATATGTTGAATATTGTTTAATAATTTTTACAATCAACGATATTGATTGCATAGGTTTGATCTTGAGTAATATATGTATATGGTTTTTTTCATCGCCATTGATTGCTATTATTTCACAATGAATTTTCTTCAATTCTTGTTCTATTATTGAAATTGTATATTCCATTATATCAGGTCTAAGAATTGGTTTTCTATATTTTGTTACTATTATCAAATGATAATTTAAATCTGTTTTGTTTGTCATAGCGAAAATTTGATTTTACTAAATAATAGTATATATAATAACTTTTAGTAAAACAATGTTTATTAGACAAAATTACAGAATTTATCCAAATAAAGAGCAATCAGCTACACTTAACCAATGGTTAGGTCAAGCCAGATTTATCTGGAATTACATGTTGTCTAAAAATATTGAATCGTATAATGATACAAAAAATTTCATATTTAAATATAATATGAATAATATGTTACCAGAACTAAAAGATTCTGTTGATTATAATTGGTTAAAAGAAATTCCTTCGCAATGTTTACAACAAAAATGTCAAGATTTAGATACAGCTTTAAAATCATCATTTAAAAGTAAAACAAATAGAAAAGGTTTTCCGAAATTTAAATCAAAAAAGATTGATGAATCGGGTATAAGATTCCCTTCATTTAAATTTGAAGGTAATCGTATAGTTTTACCTAAAATGAAATCTGGTATAAAAATCAAACTCCATAGAGAATTATTAGGCAAAAAAGGTTCTTTAACATTATCTAAAGATAAAATTGGTAATTATTTCGTTTCAATTTTGGTAGAAATTTCTGATGATTATTTTTCAAAACCTATAACAGAAATAAAATCTGCTATTGGTATAGATGTTGGTTTAAAAGAATTTGCAATAACATCTGATGCAGAAATAATCAATAACCCAAAATTTTACCGTAAAGCTGAAAAGAAAATAAAAAAATCTCAAAAATCATTATCAAGAAAAAATAAAGGATCTTCTAATAGAGAAAAATCCAGAAAAAAATTAGCAAAAATACATTTAAAAGTAAAAAACCAAAGAAAAGATTTTAGCAAACAAAACGCATATTCGATAGTCAAGAATAACGATTTGATTGCTGTTGAAACATTAAATATCCAAGGAATGATTAAAAATCATAAACTTGCTAAATCCATTGCTGATGTGAGTTGGTATCAATTTCATCAAGATTTACAATGGCAGTGTAAAAAGCAAGGTAAAGAATTTGTAAAAATCAATCAATGGATACCTTCAAGTAAAAAATGTTCTTGTTGTGGTAACATAAAATCAGACTTAACATTATCCGATAGAATATATGAATGTTCTTGTGGATTAAAATTAGATCGAGATTTAAATGCTTCAATTAACATTTTAAATGAAGGGTTAAAATTTTACAATACCGTAGGAACTACGGAAATTAACGCTTGTGGAAATATGATTCAAGGTATTGAATCAGCCCAAGAAGCCATAATCCTTTAGGGTTATGGTAGTTCACAAACTTCTCCAGCATCTTTTGTGATTTGTAAAATCATTTCTTTACCAATAACAAAATTGATTGTGGTGTGTTCAATGTTAGCAGGGTAAAATGCTAAAGCCAATTTACTTTGATATTCAGGAGCATTGGGGTGGTAATGGTCAGCCATCAATTCATTTAAGGTCATTTAATTTTCCTGTTTTATAAATTTCTGCTATTTCCCAAGCATAACCATATAGTTTCATCATTTACTCCAAAATGTTGTTTAATCTGTTGAGCCATATCCCAATACTCTGGTCTAACTCCAGTTTGGCTAGGCGCAAAATCAATCCAGTCTGTCCCCTTTGCTATAATCTGTTCAGCGCATTCATTTACAATCAACTCGGCAAACTTTGTTGGGTCTAATACAGTTTCACAATATGAATAATCACCAACCGTTATATAACTTCTAAGAGCTAATTCTTTAATTAATTCACTATTCATTTATTCTTCCCATAATGTTTGAGCAAACCTGTATAAGCAGGTTGATTCTTTCTTTTATTATAATAAGACTTAGGTTTTGGCATGAGTTTAGCATATTTTTCAACAAGAACCCTATCAAAATTATACCCTCTTATTTCAGTATTGGATGATGAATATGTTATAGTATGAACCCCTTCATTACATATTATAGTATATATTTTACCAGGTTCTGTAATTTTAAATCTCATATTACAATTATAACATATACCATCTCTATTAGATATAGTTAATGTTGTACTCATTACCACTTTTCTATAACAGTTGAAAATGTTCCTTCAATATCTCCCATCTTACATTCAAATTCTACAGTAAGAACAGAAGAATCTAAACTATTATATGATTGTCTTAAGAAAAAGCTATCCATTTTATGGGGTATTTTAGATAATACATTTTGAATAATGTCTAATTGCCCAACATCTAATCTAATTTCATTCATATTTACCTCTGATTTTATGTTCTCTTTCAGCATATATTATGCCATCAGAATAACCATCTCGATAATCTTCACTTAGATCGCAGATTTTTAAATGATTATCTACTTGATCAAGATCAATAGGATCGCGTTTTGGTGGTGCTAGGTATAGTGGTATCGAATTGCCGTAATCTACCTTATATAAATTACCGTAAGTTTTGTCTTTCCAAGCCACAGGTTCTTGCTCGGGTCTAGCAAGGAGTTCCTCTACTTCGTTTATAAATTCACACGCTTCATCATCTGGCGTAATTGTTTCAATTATTTGAGCAGCTTTCTTTAACAACTCTCGTTCTTTACTCATCGCTATGCTCCTATACCGTGATGTTTTTCTATCGCTGTAGTATAAATCTTAGAAAATATAGGGAAATATACTAACGTTTTAGTTTCTTTAACTTCTCTGACAATCTTTTTTGGTATATTCATCCAAATATTGTTTCTTAAAATTGAATAACATGTCTCTCTTTCAATAATTCATTCAAAAGTTTGCCAACTATCATAATAATGGGAATTTGGTATAAAATGTTTTGGGGCTCTTGATGACTTATGATACATTTTAGCAAACTCAGCACCACCCAAATTGGGCTCGTATGAATTATAATTATCATTATCTCCATCATACGGATAAAACTCAACTTCACCACAATAATCTAACATTATAGTATATCTCTTTTACTTTTCAAATAGTTTCTGAATATAGTTAATGCATCCCTTACTGTTATGACAGGAGCAGTATCGAATGATGTTTGGTAGCATTTATCATGGATTTGTTTTATAACATCTTCTAATTCTACGGGCTCTCGTTTTGGTGGTGTAAAACTTATAGTTGGCCGTTTTAGTTCAGCCAATGCTGTTTCTAATGCTTCAATAAGTTTATCTTTATTCATTCCCCACCTCCAATGCCGTGTGCTTTTTCTATAATCCGCACTAACTGTACAAACCCTTTCCATTCTTTCTTTAATAATATCTCGCAGATAGCTTCATCACTTAAAGGCTCACGTTTTAAATCTTGCTCGGCTTGTGCATAACCTTTTTTAAATTCTTTTAAACCTTGTCGTGGCGTTAAAGGCTCGGGTTCTGACTCAACCATTACAGAAGCTCTACCCGCTTCATAAGCATCATAGACATTACTAACGGAAACACCGTTAGGCATAACAGCAGCCATAGAAACTGAAGTTTGTTTATCTGTTGTAGGCTCTGGCTCAGGTTGGGCTAGGAGTTCTTCGGTTTTATCATATAACTCGCTAAAATCATCCGTATCTCGTGCTCCTTTGTACCATCTATAAAGTAACTCTCTTTCTTTACTCATCTGTATTTTCTCTATATAAAGGTCTAATGTTAAATGCTACATCATATACACCATGAGCAATTTCTTCTGATGTAGTGACATTATCGAATATAACCTCAACAGGAGTACCATATTTCGCTAAATCATACATCCAAGCAACAGGTCTTTTCTCAGGATATGTAAGACGTTTTTCAATTACATTTGCTTGCAGTATTTGTATTTTTTTGGACATACCAGTTCGTAAATTTCGTGCTATACATCCCAATAAATCTCGATCATAAAAACTTAAATGGTCTTTTTCTAACAACTCGTGTTTAAAATAATTCATCTTTAATCCTGTGAAATATGAAAAACTAACATTGATATAGCAATACCAATAAGAACACCAGCCAAAAATATCGGTATAATGTCTAAAATCATGTTTTAATCGTAAAATGTTCTTTAATTTTATCTGCGCACAACCATGCAACTTCTCCTAGATCATCTTCTGCCTTATCATAAAATTCTAATGGTATAAGTTTACCACCATTGGAAACATCATGTCCTGTATGGTTGCAGATTTTAATGCATTCTTTAACAATCAACTCGGCAAACTTTTCCACGGATATCATTCGATTCTCGAGCGGAACTCTATACCCATCTGGAGCATAGACAGTATATAAATGCACCATATAACCGTGCAAGCAACTTTCCATAGCAAGTTCTTCAATCTTTTTGTTCATCACTGGGTTCCTTTAATTTCTTTTCAAGTTTCTTAATATCACTTTTAAGATTATAAATCTCAGATTCTTTCCAATCTAATTTTGATCTCATATCTGCTAGTTTATCAAAATCATTAGGATCTGTCAAACTTAAATCTTCTTCTGGATATATCATAAACTTATTATCATCCCAATCAAATCCTTTGTTTGCCCATTTTATATCCATACACGGTGTACCAGCAATTGCTCCTGCCTTTTGAATTGGAATACAAACACGAATGGATTCTGGATTACGATTAGTTTGTTCACACATTATAATATCACGTTCTATGATATCATATAACTGTTTTAGGTTCATGCTACCATCCTTTATTTCGTTCTTCTATTCTAGCACAGTTAGAACATTTAAAAATATAGTATAATCCGTTAGGTCTACCATCAATAGATTTTGCGCCAGTGCTACTGAGTTCCCAGTTGTGCCAGCATCCGTGCCATAAGAATTGTAAAATTTTAATCATTATCGTTTTCGTTATGTTGTTCAATTATAGTCATTTTTCAGATTTTCTTTAATCTTTTCGTGAATTTTTCATTATCTCCATGCAGTTTTCAAGTTGAATTTTTAATTCTGCATTACGTTTTTCTACATTTTCAGGTAGCATGTATTCTTTATATTCATCACTTCGTTCTAAATTTTGATCTACCATTTTACATGGACAATATGGTTCGTTATACATCGGTCCCAGACATGCACACATTTTATTAATCATTTTAATCCTATTTTACTGTATTTTTATGACCACAAGGAGGACAACTAATAAATCTTATAGTATCTACGCCACCAGTATAGTCGCTTTCTTTTCGCGTTTGTATATCTGCTGGAACGTATTCTAACATAGCTCCACAATTTTTACAAACTGTTTGTTTAACAACACTAGGATATGGTAGTCTGCTTTCATCAATTTTAATATAATTTTATCCATTACGCTGTAATCCAATCCAAATCTTCTTCAAAAATTAATGATTCTGAACCATCATAATCTTCTATACGAAATTTTTGACCTACAGGAACCCATTCTATAACCAACTGATAATATCCACCAAAATACCCATTTTCGTACTTTTCTTTAAGATATAGTAAAATGTCTTCATGAAGAATGCCATCTTCAACTGCTTTCACAACAACGGGATCAAAAACTGATTCTAATGAATCATCATCATCACCAATCCATGTAGACCAACCAGCACCAAAACCTGGACTTACAAGAACTGCTACTTTACCCTTTCTAATTACTTTATTCACACACACCTACTAAGCAGGAAAGTTATTTTCTATATCAAAAATCAAGTTATCAACCATATCTAAAAAACTTTCAGAAGAAAATTCTTCATATAAAAGCCAAACTTCAGCATCAGGAAATTTTCTCATAGAATCACAAAATGGTATACGATTACAAACTTGATCATCAACCCAGTTTTGTAACTTCTCATAGATTTCTAGCTCACCAGAATCAACTCCACAAAAATGGTATCTGATCGCTATTTGAATTGCTTTTTCTCTTGTAGTCATTTTGTATTCTTATTAAATTTTAAGTATGAGTTATTATACCTAACCTTATAAAAAAGGTCAAGCACTTTTATTCATCATCTGCAAAATATTCTTTTTTGATTATTTGTTGGTTATCGCACCAAGCAATAAATTCTATAACCAAGCCAACTAAAGTAATAAAACAAAACCCTAAAGGGATAAATACAGCTAATATTATAAACCATTCCATCATATTTCCTTTTTGTGAGAATTAGGCATACCCTCTAAATAAAATTGTTCAGCATCAGATATTGTTTCAAAATAAAATGACCAATATCCATATTGACTAAAATAACACCAACTCCAATCATTATCAGTTAATGATTCATACAACCCACCAAAACCAAAAGTTTCAATACAATACTTAATCATATCCTGTAGTGTTACATAAATTTCTTTGTTAAGTGGCTTCACTACACGAATAATTTCCCAACCGTTCATTAGAAGATAATTTTGGGCTTGTTGTTTTCCGTATGAAGAAATTCCTTTTGAATAATTTTCCATATCTTTAGGTAAAGTGATTCCTATTACATCAGGCAAAGGAATAAATTCATCCCATCTTTTATCTTTAGGTAAGTTTTCAACCTCAGTATATTTTTTTGATGTTTCTTCTAATATGGGGAAAGTACATTCAAAATATTCAGGTGGGTTTAATTTATTCATTATAATTTGCCATAAAAGATTTCTCTAACCTCAAGGAATTTTTCTTTAAGGTCTTCTGGATTATGTTTCATATCAAATTCATCTAATTGTTGTAGAAGTATTATTGCTTCTGCAACTAATGCTTCAGATTTTAATGGAAGATCATCTTCGGTTGCAAGGAGAGATTTGAGTAATAGTTTTATCGATTTTCTAGCAACTAAATTTTGGTTGGGTTTATTCACAACAATTTCTCTATTTCAACAATAGTACATTTTATATCTAAAAGTTTTCCTCTTAGATTATGCCTTTCTATGTACATTAAGTTTATAATATCATCGTATAAAACATTATTATGTTTAGAAAAATTCCATTCTGATCCATAAGCTTTCATTATAAAATGACGAGAATTATCAATTATTTGATCAAAGAATGCTATTTCATTTTCCAGTTCTTGTTTTTTTCGTAAAAATTTTTCTAATTTGCTCATCGCTTGAATGCCTCAATTTCTTCGTTAGTTAATGGTTCAAACTCGTTGATATTTAAAAATGCACCATAAGTAACACTAATATCTCCATCTTCTTTGTGTTTAATTAAAATTCCATGTTCAGGTATATTGTCATACCATTGTTTTTTTATAACAGATTGAATTTTTTTATATATATCTCTATTTTGCAATCCAATATCTTCTAAAGTTCTACAACATCTTTGTAGTAAATCATCACGAATTTCTATTTCAGATTTTTGTTGCTCAATCATTTTCCTCATAGTATCCAAATTCGATTTTAATGATTCTATCATAGTATCTTTAGTTTTCCATTGTTCTTGGTCAGTAAACATAATTAATCCAAATAAAAAGTTTCAATAAGAAATCCACCTTGATCATTCATCCAACCACCATTAGGTTCTAACTCTCTGATAGTATATGAGTCACCGACTAGAACTTCCATTCTGTAAATATCACTAGTATCACCACCTATTTCTACAATGATCGTACAACCATTTTTTAACACACCAGAATACCTAAATCGGTATTTGTAATAAGAGGAAAATGTTACTACTACATCACCATATTTTTCTATAAATTCATCGTATAACATATGTATCCTATTAAATTGTATATTCTATTATAACTCGATGTATGAAATTAGTCAAGCAATAGGTTCAAAGTATGGAATAATTAAATCGCCATACCGTTTTAATTGTCCATTATCATAATATTCCGATTCGTATATTTCCCAACCTCCATCAGAATCATCAATTCTAATCAGATTGTTGTTCTGGTCATATTGATATTTTGACCAGTCCCCATCAGAATAATCAATTCTGGTTTGATTGCCATTTTGATCGTATTGTGTTGTTACCCAATATCCAGAAGAATAATCATATCTTATTTCATTATTATTCTGATCATATTGATATTTTATCCAGTCTCCATTACAAGAATCAACTCTAATTCGATTGCCGTTTTCATCGTATTGATAAGTTTTCCAAAACCCAGTAGATTTATCAACTCTAATTCGATTGCCGTTTTCATCGTATTGATAAGTTTTCCAAAACCCAGTAGATTTATCAACTCTAATCAGGTTATTATTCTGGTCATATTGATATTTTATCCAGTCTCCATTACAAGAATCAACTCTAATTCGATTGCCGTTTTCATCGTATTGATAAGTTTCCCAAAACCCAGTAGATTTATCAACTCTAATCAGGTTATTATTGCTATCAAAGGTTCTATCTTTTAACCATTTTACAAAATTAATATAATCGCCTTGAACCTCCCCTAAACGATCCAAAGGAAATCCAAACAATTTATTTCTTTCACAGAAATCAATTCCCTCTTTACAAGCTTTTACTTTAAGTAACATCTCTCTATTCAATTTCATAACATTATCTCATTTTAAAAAGTATATTCTATTATAACTCGATGTATGAAATTAGTCAAGCAATAGGTTCAAAGTATGGAATAATTAAATCATCATATCTTTTTAATTGTCCATTGTCATAAAATTCCGATTCATGTGTTTCAGACTTTCCAAAAGAATTCTGATGTCCAATCAAGTTATTATTCTGATCGTATTGTCTTGTTTCCAAATACCCCGAAGAATGATCAACTCTAATCAAGTTATTGTTCTGATCGTATTGTGTTGTTACCCAATATCCAGAAGAAGTATCATCTCTAATCAAGTTATTATTCTGATCGTATTCTTTTGTTTCCCAATATCCAGAAGAAGTATCAGTTCTGATGATATTATTGTTCTGATCATATTCTTTTGTTTCCCAATACCCCGAAGAATGATCAACTCTAATCAAGTTATTGTTCTGATCATATTCTTTTGTTTGCCAATAACCATTAGAGTCAGAATATTTAATCAGGTTATTGTTCTGGTCGTATTGTCTTATTTCCCAATACCCAGTAGATTTAACAATTCTTATCGCGTTATTGTTTTGGTCATATTCTTTTGTTTCCCAATACCCAGTAGATTTAACAATTCTTATCGCATTATTGTTTTGGTCATATTCTTTTGTTTCCCAATAACCATTAGAGTCAGAATATTTAATCAGGTTATTATTCTGATCATATTCTTTTGTTTCCCAATAACCATTAGAGTCAGAATATTTAATCAGGTTATTATTCTGATCATATTCTTTTGTTATCTTATACCCATAATAATTTTCAAACTTAATCAGGTTATTATTCTGATCATATTCTTTTGTTTCCCAATATCCAGAAGAAGTATCAGTTCTGATGATATTATTGTTTTGATCAAAATTTTTACACTTTAACCATTTTACAAAATACTCATAATCGCCTTGAACTTCATCTAAACGATCTAATGGAAATCCAAATAATTTATTCCGTTCACAGAAATCGATCCCCTCAGCACACGCATTAGCTCGTTCTAACATATCTTTATTTAATTTCATATTATTTTCTCACTTGTATCTGCTTCAATTTTATCTAATCTGGTTTCCAGATATACAGAAAGAAATAAACTCTCTTCACCATTAAACATTTCATATCCTAAAATTAAAAGTATAACTTATTATACTTTGTTGTATGCTATTAGTCAAGAACTTTAGGTGGTATCATATTATAATCCACCCATAACTATCCCAAGAGTCTTCGTCAGAATAACATTTAAGAATTTTTGAAAGTGCTATTTCTGGAGTATCCCCAGAACAACGCATATACCACATATTCTTTTCAGAATCTATAAATTCTATTTCTGCTCTCCAATCGCTATCACATTTTTCTGATAGTGTTATTTTATCTATTTTAGATGTAGCCATAACAATCGTCCTCTTTATTTTCGTAATAAGAAAAAGATCCACATAAACATTCTGTTTCACAATAAGCATGGCAAATACAGGTTCTAGTCAATTCACCATTACTTAAATCTAACCAATATCCAACCTTACCGAATCTTTCACTATCCAATACCAAAATTGGATATCTTGGGTCTTCATATGATAAGTCTGCTTCAACACCTAATTCTTTATTAAGAAGCATCTTAAACACCCTTTTCATATTCATGAAACCATTTTAAAAATTCTTTAGTACAAGATAAGCATATCCATACTAATCCGTTATGCTCAGAACCAGCACCATTACCCCACATATCTCTACCACCTGTATTGCCTCTATATGATATTTCAGTATATCCCCATTCTCGACCGCTAGTATCTCTAGTATCTTTTTCAGAACCGCATCTATCACAACAAACTTTTTCTACAGTAACTTTTGTTATGCCCATTTAAATGCCTCGTCTGCAATACCATTGGAAACAGTTACCCAGTTTTTACGAAAAAACTCTCCAATTTGTTTAATTGTTATAGACCCATCATCATGTTCAACACATCGCTCATATCGTCCAGTTTCTTTGAATTTTCTGGTTTTCCAATCATTTTGAACAATATCCTGTTCATCAATAACATATGATTTATAATATGTTAATAGAGCGTTCTTTTCTTCTTTTAATAATTCAATTATCTTTTAATTCCTATTCTATCCAAGTTCTATCTTTTAAGTTTTCAATTTTTGCTATTTCAAAATGATTTAAAATATCCGCCATTGCACTTTCCCTAGCTCTTTTATAATCACCAAGACCACTATCACCTAGAGCAATTTTAGCACATTCTTTAACAATCTTTTCAACAAATATATCTAATTCTTTTTTTGTTAATGTCATATAAAGTGTTCCTGGAGCATCATATACCCATTCTATATGTCTTCCAAGGATATTTGAAAGTATTTCAGCAAATTTAATATTCATTCTACTATATCTCTTCGTTCATGATTACTTCGTTCATCAGCCATAACTTGTGTAGATAAAAATAATGCTATAATTAATAATTTTTTCATGTAGTTTCCTAGGGGAGAGTTGTTTAATCTTTTCTAATAAAAGAAAAATGGATAAGGAATCGGACAATCTTACAAAAGATAAAATATATCAGGAGAATTTTTAATAAGAAGAACATAGACATTTTCATTTATGTTTAATAGAAAGACAATCTATTTCATCATATAATTTATATCTTCCTGCATCAATCTTTTGTTCTAAGACTTTTTCACAGGAAGTTTTATCTTGGAAGTATTGAGTGGTAAGAGTACCGTCGAACATTAACGCTAATAATACAAAAGTCATTTTTATCTCTCTTTAGTTTTAATATGACTTATTATAACTAATCTAGCGAAAGATGTCAACCACTTCTTTTAATTCAGCATAAAATTCTTTATACCGTTCTTGACGATGTTTATCGATTTCGGTCACAGATACTAATCGACTCAAATCCATATTGTGATGTAGATCAGCCATTTTAACAATTACTGCATCTTTGTTCGCTTTTACCTTATCTTTGTATTCCTCATAAGACTCACCATCAACTTTTGTTAATGCAACAATACCTCGTATAACCCTCTCAGAAAAACCTAAAGAACGTAATTTCTTTTCTGTAACCATGGTATCTTCTATAAGATCGTGTCCCAGAGCGATGATTTTTAGATCGTCATCTTTCGTATCCAGAAGTTCCATAACTGCTAAGGGATGAAGATAATAAGGTTTTCCAGATTTATCGACTTGTCCGCGATGAGCTTCTACCATCACCATAATCATTAATTCTTTGAAATCTACTTTCGCTTCCATAATTCACCTATCCCATGTGCTTTTTCTATTTTTCTAGCATACTCTTTATAAGCAAATACAGATGTTGTGTATGTGCAGTCATAAAGATCATCGGTTGCAAGTGTGCTTAGTTCTTCATCACTCAAAGGCTCTCGTTTTGGTGGTGATGTGCGTAAATCCTCATAATAAGAAGTTATATGATCTTGTTCAGTCATTTATTCTTCACCTCGCAATTCGCTATATTCTTTCTTAAAAATCCACTTAACTCTCGCTACTTCATCGAAATATTGACTAGTTACCTCACTTTTAATCCACCCGACTTGCGTCCCAATAGATACACCAAAATGAATTGCCCGATCTTCTGTCGTAACAATATCAGGTGTAGCCCACGAATACAATTTTATAAAATTAGCTGGATCATTTACATAGATAGAACACGCAAGATCAATAACTCTATTTCTACGGTAAAATCTATTTTTCTCTAACATTAAAGGGGATAAAAAGTTTATTCTCTCCTTTGCTTCTTCAATATACTTTCTCATTATTGATCCTCAACCAATACAGCATACCCAACACGATTTCCATAAAAATCTTGAATGACTTGTTTGGTATTGCCATGATACAAAAGTTCTTTGGAAACAGATTCTAATATCCTTGCTATTTCACAATGAAGATTGGTATCACATCCTTGAAATACGTCATTTTCGCAAGTTATTTCTAATACAAATTTTTTCATTCTACAATTTCCCATGGCTCAAAACCAGTATGAGAAGACTCAAGGATAAAGATTGGAACCCGCTGCCCATGATCGCCTATAATAACAACTAAATCCTCATTAATCACACTTACAACATCATAGACTTTACTGGGTGTTAAATACGCTGGACATAATTCTTTTTTATCTGTACATTTGATTTTCATTTAACAACCAGTTATTTGGGTATAGCTTACTGCACTTTGCCATAAACACCAACAATCCATTATATGAGATCCTGAATTTACGTTCATGTAATTATCTCCTGCATTAAAAAATTCTATTAAAGTTTCTTCGTCCACTAGAGAAATGCATTTACCATAAGATTCAATAAACACTAATTGATTTTCAGATAAATTAATCATAATTGTACCCAACCAACAGAATCACATAAGAAATCTATACCATTAACTTCTACTACATCACCAACGCTCACAGAACGATGAAGTCCATAACTAGCTTCTCTTTCCTCTTGTCTAGAAGGATTGTTGGTAAGGTCAAAAGCTTCCTCAGGATTACTTTTATCAGATTCAAAAGAAGGAATAACCGAATACGTGTGAAGATAATCTTTAACTAATTTTACTCTATCTTCGGTTTGATAGATATCCATACGAATCCATGGAGGCGATAATTTCACAGTTAAATCAGTCATTTTTAAATCTCTCTTAATTAATTAGTATGACTTATTATAACTAAATCAGAATAAAGAATCAAGCACTTGATCACTTTTGATTTTCTTCAAACCTTGCAAGCTTCGTCATATTCGCGGCAACGGTCTTCAAAATCCTTTTCCCATGCTTCGAATTCTTTTTGACGCTGTTCTTGCATCGCAGGAGTTAATTCGTATGCGATCCAATCTAGGATCGATTCGCGGTCGTTTGACGCGATGTGGCGTGGACGGATTCCGTTTACATCCTTGTACCAGTCGCTGAAGACAGCGTGTAGGTCTTCTGTGTTCATTGCTTGATAAGTTTCTATTGACATGTTCTGCTCCTAGTTAGTATGTGTATATTATAGAGTCTTTATTTGCCTTTGTCAACCCCTAAATTCCTTTTTTTTAATTCTTCAAACTTTGCAATCGATTTCGCTGCACGGTTGTTTTCCCATATTCCTAATAAACAGAAAACGATAGTAATTGCAGGACCGATAATAAGAACAAACAAGAAAAAATAAGTCATCATTTACTCCTTAATAAGGTCCTTGTTTGCGAGTGATTGAAATAATGTAGCAGTTAAGATCATATACTTTTAATGCCTTTGCTTCTGCATCTGCGAAGTTCTCTGCTTCTAATATGAAAGTTATGTAATCTGGGTAATCATCACAATCTAAAATTACAGTGTATTCATTCATCACATTTCTCTCTTTTCATTTAGTATGACTTATTATAATAAATCTAATGGAAAGTGTCAAGCACTTTTTAATTGTTCTAGTATCTCAGGAATTCTGTTAAGAGCATATTCTCGTTTGCTGATTATTGACTTTTGTTCTTGGTCTGAGCGTTTACCAGTTTGACTATAAAGCAAATGACACACACTTAATTCAAAGTTAAGGGATCGTTTCAACTCTAACATCTCTTTATGCAATTCTCGTTTGTTCATTTTAAATATGATCCCATAATCTTGAATACTTTCGTTCATTAATAATTTCAAAATTTTTTAGATTTCCATCATTATCTAATAATACGTTAACTCCGTAATAAACCCTCATAAACTGTTCATAACTACCAACGTCATCAAGAAACTTTGATTACCATTCCTTCCAAGTATTAAATACAATTTGTTCGTTCATGTTATTCTCCATCCTTATCAAAACATCTGCATTGAAAATCAATATCACCGATAGGAGTTCCGTTGTCTTCATAAGATTCTGGCTTAGAATAAAATTCTATTACATTCACATCAAAATCAACTTGCTCAAGTGATATCTCAACATCATACTTGCCTAGTAATGCTTTTAATTCTTCTTGAAATTGGTCTTGTCTAGTCATTTCAAATCTCTCTCTTTATTAATTAGTATGACTTATTATAATAAATCTAACGAAAGATGTCAAGCACTTTTAATCTATTCCAAAAGCAATTTCAGCAAATTTGATATACTTATCTTGAATATCAGCAATACTTTGCCATGCAGATTCACACCATTCAATATCCCAACCTTATTCGGTATGTTCATATTCAAACATTTTATAAGCGACTTCTCTTTTTTTGTGTTCATTAATATTTTTAGTCATTTTCATCTCTCTTTACGCTGTTAAGACATCATACGGAACTGAAGATAAATCGACATTAACTTCGACAGCACCTTCGCCTTCAAGGAAAAGATACCATCCTTCCGGATGAACTTCATCTTCACCAGCAAACATTATTCCACCAGTGTGGTAAGAAACTGAACAGCCTTTTAAATCTTCTAATTTTATCAACATTTTATTCTCTCCGGAATGGTATATTTTAATACAAAAAAACTTTATTTGAGATTAATTTATCTCGATACGATACAATAACATGTTCTTTTATGTTATCCGATTCGGGGACAACAAGATACTGCATTTTCTCTAATCCATATTCCCAGAAGACAGTATCGAGCAACATGTTCCAAGTTTTTTCTGAGATACCACCAAATTTGCTTTTTCGTAATTTTATTTCTTTGCCTGTCATCATCTTGTCTAAGATAACCTTTGCCGTTGAATATTTCATTTTCATCTCTCTTTATTAATTAGTATGATTTATTATATCTAATCTAATGGAAAGAATCAAGCACTTTGCTGTACTTTAAAACCTTGGTTTCCCATCAAGAAGTTCTTTTATTTCTTTTGATACAATTTCGTATCCATAACCAACGTTCTGATCGAATTCACTTCCTTGATACCTTGATTGTATTCTAAGATCAAGTTCGGTAAGATATTGTTCTATCAATTTCACTTTAGTATAATCATTCATCTTAATACCCATCCCCATATACTTGTTATAAACCTCATAAACTTTAATCATTGCTTATCTCTCTTAATTTCAAAGTATGATTAATTATACCTTAACGAATAGAAAGAATCAAGCACTTTGTTGAAAGTTTTTTGAAAAGAAAGGACGCGGGAAAAAAAGACCGGATGTTTATTCCGGTCAGATATCACATCAGGAGAGATGTTAGGATTGAACGATAAACTAGTGGAGAGAGGTCACTGTTAGTTGTTTATCATTCAGTAAAGGAATAGGTTATTTGTTAAATTTCCCGTCTGCAAGAGGAAATTATTGCTTCTACAACCAAACACCCTAAAAAGCCTTACATGGCTTCCGGAAAAAAAACGGAGGTAAATCATCAACAAGGAGAGAGTCTTTTTAATGATTTACCAGAGGGGATGTAAACATCCCAATATGAGTCAAATTAGACTCAAAACGAGACCACTGCACCTCGTGAGAGAGAACAAGATACAATGGCTCAGGTTTTGCAAGAAAACATCTGGAGAGAGTCAGGTGTCCTCTTGCTATAAAAACTGGAGCAAATATCATAAGGAGAGAGACTTAATCAATAGCTCAACAGTTAATTATTCAGTTACTTTAGCATAACAGTTTTTGCTAATTTTTTCCAATCATTTCTATTCATGGTATAAAGAACAGCCAATTTTTCAACAGCCCTTAGAGATAATTCTTTCATTTTATCAGAATTTTCCTCAATAAAGTTAATCAATATTTGATCTTCTTCAGGAGAAATGCCTTTATCCCTAAGCATACCTTTATTAACTGTTTGTTTAATTTTCGTAATAAATTCCCGTTTGGTTTTAATTTTCATGTCCAACACTAGAGAACGTGATTCAAGAGCCGAAAGGTGAGGAGCATATTTTGTGTTACCATTCGCCATTTCAGAGAAATTAAGGTTAGTCAAGAAAATAATATTGCCTTCATATTGAAAGTATCTAGGAATTTGTTCACCAAAGTCATCAAAGAATTCTTTCTCAGAACCCCAACCAATTGTCCTAGATGGTTTTAATTCTAATGCAGCTTTTAATAAATTCAAAGCAATTTCATCACCAAAGATGGCATCAGAATCATCAATAACAATTGTTTGACCAAGTAATTTATTTTCCCATAAGAGACGGAAAAGACCAGTGGCTTTAAGAAAACCTCTATGAAAGATATAACCAAACTCCGAACCATTATTGATTTGGTTTAAGATTTTATTTACTTCATACGACTTACCTAATCCTGGAGCACCAGAACAAATAAGACTGTTCACTTTATTGGCTGCCACTGCTTCTACAAGTGTATCAAGGGTTGTATAGGTATCTTCAATCCTTTGATTAAGGTCTGCATCTGATTCTTCAATCATAGGAGAATCAATTTCCAGATCAACAGAAAATTTAAACACACCACGTTTCAGGGCATTTTGTTGATTACAGATGTGATTAGGATAGGTTGTTTGGTATTTAGAGACAACATCATTAATTTGTCGTCTAGTGATATAACCAAGTTCAGCAACTTCAGGAAACATTTCAACAGCATTCAATTCAAACATAAATTATTTCTCTCTCAATTTAGTATATCTTATTATAATATTATTGATTTAAAGTGTCAAGCACTTTGTTGCACTTTATGCGAGTTCTTCTACTGAAAGAATATCAACATTACCTAATCTGAATAATGCAATCTCTTTTGCTTCTTCAGCAGTAAATGCCTTAACATAATCATATTTTACTTCAATTTCTTTTTTAAAGAAGTAATCAAATTGTTCGTATTCAACTTCGTAATTTTTAATTTGATTCATTTTTCTTTTTGCTCCCTATTCACCGGCATAATCAAAATAATTACAAATAAAATCAATACCAGTGCCTTCAACCGGAACGTAGATATCACTCCATTCTGGAGCAGAGTAAAATTGTACTCCACTAACACCTTTCTCGCACGGAGTTGAAATTGCAACATCATACTTTTCTAATAAGATTTTTAATTCTTCTTTAAATTGTTCTTGTCTAGTCATTTTAATTCTCTCTCTATCAATTAAGTATAAGTTATTATAATCTAAGTGCTTAGAAGAATCAAGCACTTTGTTGCTCTTTTATTTGGAGCCACTGAGAGAACTCGAATCCCCAACCTTCTGATTACAAATCAGACGCACTACCAATTGTGCTACAGTGGCAAATTAAATAAGTTATTGTTCTCAATCGGAGTCGAACCGATGTTTCTCAACTAGAGTGTCCTAGCCCAAACTAGACGACAGAAATAAATCTCCGATGGGATTTGAACCCATGTTTCTCAATTAGAGCGTCCTAAGCCTCTAGACGATAAGAGCAATAACTTATTTAAATTATTATACTTTAATCAGATGTATTTGTTAACCACTTTTTTACATCTTTTATAAACTTTTTTCGATTCGAACACTTTCGGTTTGTTATATTTCCAAGCATGTTTAGCGGTTAAGTTATTCATTTCAGTTCTCTCTTTGGGTATTGCTGTTTAATTATACAACTTCTCTTTCTATATAATAGAATTCAGACTCATACCTCCACTGTGTAAAAGTATATGCGGTCTGCTCATCTTCAAAAGTACCTGCGATTTTTGGTTCTTCCATGTAAGAATCATCATAATACATTACATTATAAACATATTTCTCTTTATTCATATTATATAATTCTCTCTATCAATTAAGTATAAGTTATTATATATAAGATAGAGAGAAATATCAAGCACTTTGTTTAAAAAAATTAGAGAGCAAATTTGAGGACTCTTACCCCATAAATAGATTTATGTAGGACAGCTAGGTTAATCCGTAGCCAAGTTGGGAAATGCTAGTAACATTTTCCTAACTACATCGATTTATACAAAATCAAATTTTGGAGCGGACGATCGGGTATGATCCGACAACATTCTGATTGGAAATCAGACACTCTACCAATTGAGTTACGTCCGCATAATTTTGGTATCTCAGTGAGGACTCTTACCCCATCTTTTAATCCAAGCCTAGACACCAACTTGGAGATGCTTTCTAATGGTTGATCAGACCAACATTTGAAGTTCCTACAGGATTCGAACCCATAATACCACAGTCAAAGTGTAGTATGTTAATATTATACAGTCGGTTTTACCTTTTGTCAACCCTTTTTAAATTTCTTTTTATCTGATACCTGTAATACCATATTGTTCTTCTAAGAAGAACAATGTTCTTCTGCCCATTCAACTCCTTCCCAGAACATTTTTTGCTGTTCTATTTTCAAGGTATCCATTTTTGCATCCATTACCTCATAACTCATTTGCACAGGTAATGCAATTTCAGCAAATTTGATATACTTATTTTGTATATCATGAATATTTTTCCAGGCAGATTCACACCATTCGATATCCCAACCTAAATCAGTATGTTCATGTAAAAACATTTGATAAGCGACTTGTTCGATTCTTTTTGACATTTCTTTTCTCGTTTTGTTAGTATGTGTATATTATACTATCAGTATTACCAAATATCAACCATTGATTAAACTATTTTCAACAAGTTTAACATCTTTATGCATCACGTAATATGAATCTGGAAATTCACTAAACGAAATCGCATAAACTTTTGACACACTTTTTTCTTCATTTATCAACACATCATAATTGTCAACTCTAACATTGGCAATGGTATCGATAATTGGTTCAGAACCACCAAAATCATATTCAACTTCTAAACCTTTAACACTGTTAATATCTTGTTTCATCATTTCTAATACAGTCATTTTAATTCTCTCTCAATTTCAAAGTATAAGTTATTATACCTTAACGATTAGAAAGAATCAAGCACTTTGTTGCAGTTTTATTTGGAGCCACTCCGCAGAATCAAACTGCGATCTAGAGATTACAAGTCAATTGTATTATCATTATACATAGAGTGGCAAATTAAATTATAAAGACTGTAGGAATTGAACCTAACATAGAGACAGACCAAACCACAACCAGTGGTTATTTTTAAGTAGGAGAATTGAACTCCTTCGCAGGTCCTAGGGCTCCGCTTTAACCAAAATAATCCTAAAAATAAAATATCAATCTTTATAATTTAAATTGCCCTCTTCGACTATGTATCCATAATCCTATCGACTTTAGGCTTTGCCGTTTTCCTAATTTTGGATGTTAATTTCCTATTAAAGAAACTAATATAACAGTCGCAATAAATAACTGCCCGATTATATTCATTGGTAAAGTTACAACAAATTCTTTTGGCTGTCTTACTTTATAATCTTTCATTTTATTTCTCTCTCTATCAATTAAGTATAAGTTATTATATATAAGATAGAGAGAAATATCAAGCACTTCTGTATTTAATATAAAGATAATTTATGCTGCTTCTTCCTCTTCGTAAAGTGCCATATTTTCAGAGATGGCAAAACAATCATCAATTTCTTTGGGGATATTTTCTTCCACCCAATTAGAATCACCTTGGATACAGTATTCATCGTCCTCACCATCCTTGAATGCCCCACAGAAGCCAATACCGCCTTCGTAATAAAAAGCTGTAACAGTAAACCCAAGTTCCTCAAGTTTTTGGTATCCTTCTATTGGAGGGCTCCAAGCTGAATCAAAATACACCCCGACTGAAGTATCTGTTTGTTCATAAATATATGCTTCTACAATGTCCCATTTGGTTCCCCAATTTTCCACTACGAAGCCATATTCCGATTCACAATCAGCTGGGATAGGTATAAATTCACGAAGGAAACTATCGTTCTCTAAGGCTGCCACAGCTCTTTGGATCATAATTGGATCATCATGTTCTAAACGTAAATCATTTGAGCACCAATTAGGCATCTTATTCTCCTTTCAATTTAGATTCAACAAAGTCAACCACATCAACAACTGTTAAGGTAAATAACCAGAACAAACAACCTAAAACTACGAAGTATTGGATAAATTCTAACATTTTATTTCTCTCTCAATTAAGTATAAGTTATTATAATCTAAGTGCTTAGAAGAATCAAGCACTTTAAGCAAATATTTCTTTACTAAGAATTTCTTCTTCTACAGTTTTGTGACAAGCATTTAACATCAACAATGCTACTTGGGTCGCAATACATCTTTCTTGTCCAGAAAGTGTCTTAGTATATTCAAGAACTTCATCGATGCTTTGGGTTGAAAATAAATCAAATTTTGGAATTGGATTTGGAACAGGTCTATTATCAATCATTTTTTTCTCTCTCTATTAAGTATAAGTTATTATAACCGATACAGATTTAAAGATCAAGCACTTTCAATAATATCTAATTGGATATTAACACCATCATATCTACCACCGATACCTAGGATCGTTTCAGTACGATTTTTGTATTCTAAACCAATCAATAAATTGTTTACATTTATGTTAAATTTACCATTCTGGCCTGTACCCTCGCGGATTTGTTTGACAGTGGTGTAAAATGATCCACCGATATCAGCCAATACGATTTTCACTTTAGTGCTAGGTTTAAATTTAAATTCTTTCATTACGATTCTCTCTAAAGGCTTGCAGGATTAAATTCGACATCAGCTAAAACTACAGTTACATCATAACATTTTTTAGATTTGAACAATTGAGCAGCAATTATTTGGGCTTCATATGAAGCAGCTTCTACAGTTGTTTTTCTTCCTTTATAAAAGGCGATATAAGTTCTTCTCATTTTATTTCTCTCTCTATCAATTAAGTATAAGTTATTATAACCGATATAGATTTAAAAATCAAGCACTTTAAGAATTATTTTGTTGAATAATGAACAGGTCTTTCGTATGATCCTGTTGATGATCTATACACACTTACATATCTAAAGTCTTCAGTAATAAAGCTCTCGGTTTGATCACGGTCTATGTTCAACCCTAATGGCCAAACCTCAACCAATCCTTCTGATTCTAATGCATCATTAAGGGTCGGGAACCAATTATTTTTTACTTCATATCTTCTTTTCATCTTTCCTCTCCAATTCAAATTATAAGTTATTATAAATTAATAGGAAAATAATGTCAAGCACTTCGTAGCACTTCGTAGCACTTCGTAGCACTTCTTAAATCTTATACAGAGCAGAATACCAACTTGTGCATTGCTCGGTATACAAACCCACAGCTTCTAATGCTTCGCTCATCTTATTAATAAGTTCATAATTATAATTATCATAACTGAAATAATCACCTACAGATCCACCATCATGACAGATGATTAATTCTGAATGAGTACCATAATCTTCTTTTCGTTCTCTCCATTGTTCAGGGGAATAAAAGGTTGTACATCCACCTGTATCGATTATTTTTTCTTCCATTACTTCCATAATGGTTTTATATGCAAGTTTCCCAACATCGGAAAGGTGTTCTGGCATTTGAGTATCTTCGGGTGAATAATTATTAAACATTTTATTTTCTCTCTTTTCAATTAAGTATGAGTTATTATAACCTTGTTGCTGGGAAATGTCAAGCATTTCCCAGCAAGGGCGTGGCTATGCAGCCTCTAACATTAATCGGAATACTTTTTTCATTTTACGTCCATGTTGAGGATAAGCAATAACGTCTATATCCTTCGAATAACACGCTCTACAGCTCGAACATTTTCCCTCACGGTCATAGGCTTCGCAAACAAAAACACCTGCTGGTGCACTCTCAGCATCCGGAATGATTACCGATCCATGAATCCCTGGAGTAAATTCGCCAGTAATTGAATCAGAAGAGAATCTTACCTTAACATTAGGTAAGGCATCCATTTCGGCAATTACTTTTGCGAATTTTGCAAATTTACCCATCCTTGTTGGCAACCAATATTGTGTGTTTGGAGTTGCTTTCATTACACTTAATATCTTTTTAGCAAGCTTTAAAGAATACATATCACCACTATCAAAAAACCTGAACCACTTTGCATTTTTCATCTCAGCAGTCATATCAGAGACCCATTCAGGACGTCTCCAATCTTCTTTATTCTCAGCTCTTGGTTCTTTTACGTTTGGGAATGCATAGTTACCAGTGGTGGCATAACAACCTGAACAAGCTGGAACCAACTCACCGTCCTCGTTTAATGATCCAGGGCAAGTTTCAAGAGCTTGTAAGCTCCAACTTTTCACGTTATCAAGTTTAGAAGTTTTAGAAATTCTTACAGTCATTTTAATTCTCTCTCAATTAATTAGTATAAGATATTATAACATATTAGGTTTCAAAGGTCAAGCACTTCGTTGCCAAGTATATCCTATAAAATTACTTTTTCAGACAACATGATAAATTGTTTGAGCCCAAAATCGTCAATAATCCAACCACAAAACGGGTCTGGGGAAGAATAATGATCTTGTGGGTCAATCACCTCATACCATTTTTCTGGGGTGATTGACAGGGAGATTGAAGTTGCGGTTTTAACTTTCATTAGGTGAAGATGTTGTATTGAGCTTCAAGGTTTGCGAACTCAGCTTCAAGGATGACCATTTGTTGCTTAGATAAGTTTAGGCGATCTATAAAATAAGCCAGTGAGGTGGTCGCTGCTTCTAAAGTATAAAGATAATTTATATCAGATCCATAAGTGTCGTACTTAGATCTTTCTTGAGCCACTTTAACAGTTAGATCAACAAGGGCGAAGACGGAATCAGTTTTAATCATTTTAATTCTCTCTCAATTAATTAGTATAAGATATTATAACATATTAGGTTTCAAAGGTCAAGCACTTCTAACGGTCGCTTCGAAAAATAATTCACTTAATTTTTGGATAAGTTCTTCTTTACTTAAATCAATTAAATAACTATTGTTTTTTCCTCTTAAATTAAGGTAAGTTTTATCTTTTTTCATTGAACTTTCAACTACAAAATGTTCATGTTCACTTAGGAAAAAAGTGAACGACCCACCGCCATCACGTGGTAAAGTAATTTTTTCATTTTATTTCTCTCTCTTTATTAAGTATAAATTATTATACTAAAGACCCATCCTTAGGTCAAGCACTTTTAGATTAAATTTCTATTAGAAGTTTTCTTATCGCAGAAATTTCTTGGCTATCCCATTCTTTAGAATATTTTTTCTCAGGAAAATGTATAAGGATTAAATACTGAATATTTTCTAAAGTATATTTTAAGGTATCGATGTTAATTTTACCATCATTATAGTCATCTCCAGCGAAAAGGACTTGAACCAACAAAGAATTAAATAAGGCTTGTTTTTTTGACATTTTTCTCTCCGATCAATTAATTATGATTCATTATACCTTAAGGAGAGAGAGAATACAAGCACTTTTTTTTATTTTCCGATGTTTATTGACCGAACAAGTTCCATTCTGTATTCATTATTCGGTCCTTCAAAATTTACAATCACATCATCAATTTCAGCACCAATCCGAATGTATTCAATATTCAGGTCAGGATAATTAAATGTTAAATTATAAAACAAATCGTCAAAGAAACTTACAGCTGGGAAAGCCACATCACCAGGATACCATTTTTCCCGCGTCGCCTGAAATAACAATTCATAATAACCATTTTCAGCAACATGAAACAATGTTTTACCAGTTAGATTAAAAGAATTTTGTTCAAGATCCATTACCTTTAATTGTACTTCATCAGGAAGTTCGGCGAATTTATCTTCATATTCATAACCAAATTCTTCCATTTGGACAGCACCACCGTAAATCCTTACAGCCACGTCAGATAAATAAGCCATAATTAAACTCCTGCAAAGGTATTAGAGATAGAAAAGCGAGGAGCATCACCACCAACGGGTTTACCTCTAGATTCCTTAGCACGACATGTTGATTTAATTTTAATTTGTTTAGCAGGAACTTCTTTAATTGAATTGCCATTTAGAACGAATTCTAGAGTGTCGTTTAGAAGTTTTTGTCTCAATTCTGTTTTAGTCATTTTTTCTCTCTCAATTAATTAGTATAAGTTATTATAACCGATGTAGTTTTATAATACAAGCACTTTATTAATATTCTTCGTCTGGATCAAAGTATTCATCATCTTCGTCCTCAGGCTCCCATGCAGTGTCTATACAAACGTTTCCGAAGTCAAATATACCACTCTCGGCGATTACAGAAAACGGAGCGTAGAAGTCGTGTACGACGCCATCAGTTACATTTTTTTGATCTTCCTGAGAAATATCTTTAGTTGCGATTATACCTAATAAACCAGCATCTACACCATAAGTATTGCCTAAATTATCTTGATATTCGCCATCACCATAAGCTGTCATCGCTAAAAAAAACCTACGACCGTCCGATAAATTAAAAGCACCGTTAATTAAATTATTACCTTTAATTGTTAAATCGCAAACTTCTTTCCACTCATCATGCATCACATAACTTAGGTCGCCGATATAATATTCGCCAGAATTAAATTCAGCAGAAACTTTTTCATATCTCATTTTATTTCTCTCAATTAATTAGTATAAGTTATTATAACCGATGTAGTTTTATAATACAAGCACTTTTTAGGACACAGGATTTTCCCGCGTCCCATCAAGTTAAGTAATAGGTTAACATTCTTCTACTTCAGCTTCAACCTTAAATTTTCTTACCCAATCGTAAATTTGGGAATCGTTAAGTAATTCAATACCTTGAACTATAAATTTAGCGATAGACGAATTTAACTTAGTTCGTTGAGCGTATTCGGTTGAAATTTCATTTTCATCGTCGTAAACATATAACCATATTCCGTAAGCATCAACAAGTATGATACCGATATTTTCATCTACGGCATAATAAGGATCAGAACCATCTTCAAAACTAGAAGCACCTAAATAAGCTTCATCCCAACCTTTAGTAAATTTTATCATTTTTATTTCTCTCTCAATTAATTAGTATAAGTTATTATAACCGATGTAGTTTTATAATACAAGCACTTAATAATATATTATCAAATTATTTTCGGTTGGGTCTATTTCTATATCAAAAGCTGGTGTTAATATAACATCCTTTATTCTAGATTCGCTTATAAATATTTCGTTGTTTAGATCTACACCTTGGGCTTCCGCTTGTAATAATAAATCTAATAAATCTTTAGCTGTAATCATTTTTATTTCTCTCTTTATTAATTAGTATAAGTTATTATAACCGATGTAGTTTTATAATACAAGCACTTTTTTACATTTATTCCTAATCTATTTTTTTCCCGTGTCGCATTTTTTAAAAAAAGTGATTGACAAACATGCTCAGATTTTATATAATAAGTCATAATAATAAGAAAGCGGAAAAAACCGTATGAAGGCTGTGAAGCTGGTCCCCAACTAGCTGGCCACTTCGTTTTAAATTTAAAACTTAATTTACTCATAAATTACTTTCCATAAGATTACATAAGTAATCACTTAGATTACATATGTAATCGGATACTTTGATCGGAAATCCGAGGAATTTTTTTTAAAAAAGTGATTGACAAATCTTTAGGAATCAGGTATGATTAAGGTGTAAATGTAAAGTTTTCTGAGGTTTTCTTGAGGATAAGTTGCGCCTTATAGAAAGGTCGATTAGTTAGGAGTTAATTATGGATTGGTATGTCGTTACTTAACATAAGTATTTGGATACTTTGGATAAGTAATCACTTAGATTCCATAAGTAATTCATTAGCTAATAAGTTAGGACTTAGTTACGATAAGTTAGGACTTAGATTCCATAAGTATTTACATACTTTGAATAAGTCCTGGATTATAGCGTTTCGGGTTTTGAAAATAGCGAAGCAAATAGCGAAGCAAATAGCGAAACAAATAGCGTTTTCCGTTTTAAGCGGACTTCGTAAAATAGCGTTTTCCCCTCTGGGAATTCGGGTTCGAAAATAATGCTTGACGAACTAATGTT